CGGTTCTTCAGGTACAGATGGTTCATCAGGAACTAGTGGCAGTTCAGGTTCTTCAGGAACATCAGGCACTGACGGTTCAAGTGGTACATCAGGTTCATCCGGTACTTCAGGTTCATCCGGTACTTCAGGTGAAAACGGTACTTCAGGTTCATCCGGTACTTCTGGTTCATCCGGTACTTCAGGATCATCTGGTTCATCGGGTACTTCAGGCTCTTCAGGTACAGATGGTTCATCTGGAACTTCAGGTTCATCTGGTTCTTCTGGTACTTCAGGATCATCTGGTTCATCGGGTACTTCAGGATCATCTGGTTCATCGGGCACTTCTGGTGAAAGTGGTTCATCAGGAACTTCTGGATCATCAGGCTCTTCAGGAACTAGTGGTTCAAGTGGTTCATCAGGTACCTCAGGTAATTCAGGTTCATCAGGTACCTCAGGTTCATCAGGTTCATCTGGTACTTCTGGTGTAAATGGTTCATCAGGTACTAGCGGTTCAAGTGGTTCATCAGGTACTTCCGGTGAAAGTGGTTCGTCAGGTACTTCAGGTAGCTCAGGTTCATCAGGTACTTCTGGTTCAAGTGGTTCATCAGGTACTTCCGGTGAAAGTGGTTCATCAGGAACATCTGGATCATCAGGTTCATCTGGTACTTCAGGTTCTAGTGGTTCATCAGGAACATCTGGATCATCAGGTTCATCAGGCACTTCAGGTGAAAGCGGTTCGTCAGGTACTTCAGGTAGCTCAGGTTCATCAGGTACTTCAGGTAGTTCAGGCTCTTCAGGAACAAGTGGTTCAAGTGGTTCTTCAGGAACTAGCGGAAGTTCAGGTTCTTCAGGAACAAGTGGTTCAAGTGGCTCATCAGGTACTTCAGGTTCATCAGGAACTTCAGGCTCAAGTGGTTCATCAGGAACTTCAGGTTCATCAGGAACAAGTGGTTCAAGTGGCTCATCAGGTACTTCAGGTTCATCAGGAACAAGTGGTTCATCAGGTTCTTCAGGAACTAGTGGAAGTTCAGGAACATCAGGTTCAAGTGGCTCATCAGGAACTTCAGGTTCATCAGGAACATCAGGTTCAAGTGGCTCATCAGGAACTTCGGGTTCATCAGGTACATCTGGTTCTTCAGGCTCATCAGGTACTTCAGGCTCATCAGGTACATCTGGTTCTTCAGGATCATCAGGTACTTCAGGTTCATCTGGAACTTCAGGCTCAAGTGGTTCATCAGGTACTTCAGGTTCTTCAGGAACATCAGGTTCAAGTGGTTCTTCAGGTACCTCAGGTTCATCAGGAACATCAGGCTCAAGTGGTTCTTCAGGTACTTCAGGTTCATCAGGAACTAGCGGAAGTTCAGGTTCATCAGGAACATCTGGCTCATCAGGAACTAGTGGTTCTTCAGGTTCATCAGGAACTAGTGGAAGTTCAGGTTCATCTGGTACTTCAGGTTCATCAGGAACATCTGGTTCAAGCGGAACTTCAGGCTCATCAGGTACTTCAGGTTTATTAACACTAACTGGTAGTACAACTAATGGTGTAATAACTTATGATGGTAGTGGTACAAACGCAACTGTTGAATCTAATTTAACATTTGATAATACAGATGGTTTAAAACTATTTGGAGACATTGCTTTTAAAGCTGGTAGTGAAACATGTGCTGATAATACCGCTACAACTGTTATAGGCTCAATTAGTACTACTACTTATACTGCAGTATTTATTGAATACGTAGTATATGGTGATAGTGGAGTCAATATTAGAAGAGCAGGTAATTTTAGAATGGTATTTACTCCTAATGACGATATAGTTTATGACGAGACTACTACTACCGATACTACAGGAAATACTTCTAAAATAGCTTTAAGCGCTACTGCTGCTGGTGGAACCGCAGAGTTTGTAGTTACATTAACTGCTTTTGGAGACGATGCTGTAATAGTATATCTTGCAAAATTTATATATAACCAATAATATAAATTAATTTAAACATGAAGATGTCTCAACATTTGTTGAGACATTTTCTTTTAGATATGTATAATAAATAGAGTTTGGACAGTGAAAAACATCTAATATGGGGCAATTTGTAGTAAAAAATGGATTAATAGTTAGTGGTTCAGCTAATATAGGTGGTTCTATATATGCTACTAATCTTCCTACTGTAAGCCTTCCTAACTCTTATTTAGGATATTATACTTCATCAGGTGAAGTAGTAGCTGTAGATGATCCTTCAATACAAGTTCTTAATGAAGGAAATGATAGAATACTTCTTGTAAATGGTACAGGTAATTCTAAAGAAGTATATGCTAGTAGCTATAATTATTTTGGAATAGCTTCTGATTATTGGTACCAATATCTAGGAATAGATGCCGAGGAGGGAGCTTTTACTATTGTTTCTGAAGATCCAATAGATAGTTCTTCAACTTTAATTATCTCGGGTCGTCAAAAATATATTTCTTCTACTTATGATGTTGCTGCTTCTAATACATCATTAGTTTATACAGATACTGTAGCTAATGGTTCTATAAAAATAGATTATGTAGTTATGAATGGTAGTAGAAGTAAATTAAGAACTGGAACATTAAGAGCTACTTGGGATAGTACTACAGTAGTTGATAATGAAACCTCTGTAACATCTATAGGTGCTACTAAAGATTACGTATTTAGTTGGAGTATTGCTGGATCGAATGTGCAATTAACTTTTGAAAACAATTACACAACCTCTCCAGCTGATGATGCTATATTAACTTTTAAACTTTCAAGAGTAGTTGCTTCATAACATATGGCTGAAGAATTTAAAATATTAGAAGGTATAATATCAAAAGGAACATCTTCCTTTCAAAGTACTATTTTTGCCCCAGGATTAGGATCTTCTTTACAAGAATTTGCTTTAGGATTAAATAATGGAGAAATAGTAGTAACAGATGTTCCTTCTAATACTATAAGTGCTAATACTTTAGGATTTATTGCTACATCTGTAGGAGGGGGTGATAATATAACAGGAGAACCAAAATTTCGAACCTCAGGATCAACAAATACAGGCTATACTTCTCTTTCAGGATCTATTTCATTTACAGTAAATTCAACTTTTGAACCTAACACTAATATATTAGTTTCAGGATCATCCGTCAGTAATAGTTCTTCGGTTACTTTATTTGAAATTACCGGAAGTAATACTTTAACTCCTGGATTTGATGCTCTTACTATGGATTATGTAATTCATAATGCAGCTCGTACTAAAACAGTATTTGGAACTTTACAAGCAGGATGGGGTGGTTCTACTAACCCTTCAGGATTTCAAAAATTAGAAACAAGAACTACAGGTATAAGTTTACCTACATCTCAGTTTGTGTTAGATGTAACAACTGGTGCATCTACAGTTGCTGGAGCTAGAGTTATAGCTACTAACACTGCAGGTGAAACTATGTACATAACTTATGAAAGAACTTTGTTAGGTACTGATAATAATATTTAATTTGTATGGCTAACGAATTTATAATAAAAAATGGACTTATAGTAAGTGGGGAAACCCCTGAAAACGTTTTTTCAAGTTCAATGTTAGCCCCTAATATTACTGATGTAGGGACTACATATCCTCAACATTATGTATTATTTAATAATACTACTAAACAATGGTTTTTTTATACTGGAAGTTTTGTATCTTTTATTGTAAATACCCCTATTAGAAACGCTATTGTAACTACAACGGGAACTAACAATTTATCAGGAACTACTAATAATGGAAGTGGAGACATTGACACTTCTCTCCTTTCATTCAACTCAGTAGTTGATAATTCTACCCCTGGAAGTGGATTTATACAAACTCTTTACTTTGATAATAGCCCTTCTACAGCTCCTGTTGTAACATATTGGTACCCTACTGAAGTAAACGTTGCTCCCAATACCACTAATGCTAGTATTTTTACTAACGTAAGTGATACAGTATATGATGGAATGTATATAGAATATTTAATCAGAAATGTAGGAGGTACTACTTTAAGAAGAACAGGAGTTCTCAGAGCTTCTTGGAATAGAAGTACAAGTTCGTCTTTTGTAGATGTTGCTGCTCCCTCTATTGGTAATGTAGACGCTCAATTAACTTTTAATATTAATAAAACTGCAGGTAATGTTCAATTAAGAGCTACTGCAACCTCTACTTTAAGTTCAACAGTTAAAATTACTTGTGCTGTAAAATTATTCAGTACTAATATAGCTTAATATGTATAATAAAATATAACCATGGGAAATTTAGTAATAGTTGGTGGAGGTATAACAATTGAAGCAGAAGCAGGTTCTCCTGTTACTTCTACTTTTGATACTTTAGATGCCACTGAAATTAATGGTGAAGTTAAAAACTTTGATATTGAACATCCTACCAAAGAAGGTTGGAGACTTCGTTACAGTGTCCTTGAAGGACCCGAAAGAGGTATGTATATTAGAGGTAAAGTAGAAGGTAATGGAGTTATTACTTTACCTGATTACTGGGAAAGCTTAGTAGTAGAAAATAGTATAACTGTTCAATTAACACCCATTGGAAATTCGTGTACTCACTACGTAAATTCGGTATCAAATAGTGAAATCACCATAGGTTGCACTTGTGGAGAAGTAAACGCTTACTACGTGGTATTTGCTGAAAGAAAACATAAAAATCCATTAGTTGTAGAATACCAAATTGTATCCTAATACCTCTCAAAACACAGGTAAATGGCTAAAAATATAACAATCACCCCCGAATCAGCAAGCATTAGGTTTGAGAATGATACAGATATCTTTGATATCTCTTTTAATTCATCAAATGCTTTAATTTTTGGTTCAGGTAGTGGTGTTAGTTTATCAATAAGTAGAAGTATAGTTGATATTCCTAATACTAATACTTTTAAAATCCCAGTATCAGGTTCTTTCCCTCCTAATCCACCTTATGGCTCTATTCGTTTTGACGATGAAAGTAGTAATGTATTAATATACAGTGATAATGGAATTGTTGTAGGTGGTGAAAAAGGTGAAAAAGGTGCTACAGGTGCACCTGGTATTATAGGCCCCAAAGGTGAAAAAGGAGCTACAGGAGAACAAGGTATTCAAGGCCCACAAGGTCCTATTGGTCCCAAAGGTGAAATAGGTCAAAAAGGAGAACAAGGAAGTAAAGGAGATACAGGTATACAAGGTCCTAAAGGAGTTGTAGGTGCCCAAGGCCCTATTGGTACTAAAGGTAATACAGGTGCTCCTGGTGTTATAGGTCCAAAAGGAGATAAAGGAGTTGTAGGTGCCCCTGGTACACAAGGTCCACAAGGACCTATTGGTACTAAAGGAGAAAAAGGCCCAACAGGTGCTCCTGGTCCTGTAGGAGAAAAAGGTCTTACAGGTGAACCAGGTGTTCAAGGGCCAATCGGACCTAAGGGTCCTAAATCAATAGATAGTGGAGACAGAGGAGCTCCAGGAACAATTGGTCCTAAAGGACCAACAGGTGCTCAAGGTCCTATTGGTCCTAAGGGTTCTACAGGTGTTCCCGGAGCTATAGGAGATAATGGTCCTGTTGGTGCTCCTGGTATTTTAGGTAATACTGGTGCTACTGGTGCACCTGGTCCTACAGGTGTTCCCGGTGCTATAGGTACTAAAGGTGCTACAGGTGCTCCTGGAGAAACAGGACTAGTAGGTAATAAAGGACCACAAGGTCCTAAAGGTACACAAGGTGATCCTGGTGCTAAAGGAGTACAAGGTCCTACTGGTCCTAAAGGAAATAAAGGTTCAACTGGTGCTCAAGGTCCTACAGGCCCAAAAGGTAATACAGGCTCTCAAGGAGATACAGGACTTAGCGGAGATAGAGGCCCAGATGGAGGTCCTGGTGCTGTAGGATCTCAAGGTCCTAAAGGTACACAAGGTCCTACAGGTCCCGGAGGTGCTAAAGGTCCTACAGGTGCACCTGGTCCTATTGGTCCAGGTGGTTCAGGAGGGGCTACAGGTGCAACAGGTGCACCTGGTCCCGTAGGTCCTAAAGGAAATAAAGGAGCTCAAGGAGTTCCTGGTAGTATAGGAGCTAAAGGTCCTACTGGTTCTCAAGGCCCAACAGGTGCCTTAGGAGCCAAAGGACCAACTGGTGCTCCAGGAGCAGTTGGTGCCAAAGGTCCAGTAGGTAACCCAGGTGCTACAGGAGGTCCTGGAGCAGGAGGTGCACAAGGTCCTACAGGAGCAACAGGTCCAGCAGGTGCTGCTGGAGCTCCGGGCGCTGTAGGTCCAACTGGTCCTGCTGGCGCTAAAGGCCCACAAGGAGCTACAGGACCAGGTGGTCAAAAAGGTGACACAGGTGCTACAGGTAATCCTGGAGTTGGTGGAGCTCCCGGACAAAAAGGTCCTCAAGGTCCTACAGGTCCCGGTGGTGCTAAAGGTCCACAAGGAGCTACAGGCCCAGGAGGTGCTAAAGGTCCTATTGGTGGTCCTGGCCCAGGAGGTGCCCAAGGTCCTAAAGGAGGACAAGGTCCTACTGGTCCTACAGGTGCACCAGGTCCTGTTGGAGCTCCTGGTCCTATAGGTCCTACAGGAGCTAAAGGCCCTCAAGGTATTACAGGTGCTCCTGGTCCAGCTGGAGGTCAAGGCCCTAAAGGAGGACAAGGTCCTACAGGTCCTACAGGCGGTCAGGGTCCTACTGGTGCTCCTGGTCCAATTGGTCCTGCTGCAGCTCAAGGTCCAACTGGCGCTCCTGGTCCTATTGGTGGACCAGGTGGTGGTGGTGCTCAAGGTCCTATAGGCCCAGCAAATGGTAGTGAAGCTCCTCAAGGTCCTACAGGACCTCAAGGTCCTACAGGTCCAATTGGTAATCCTGGTGGTAGTCCTACAGGAGCTCAAGGCCCAACTGGTGCCCCAGGTCCAGTTGGAGGTACAGGCGCCCCAGGTGCACCGGGTGCCGTAGGAGCACAAGGTCCCAAAGGTGTTCAAGGTCCAGGAACTGGCGAAAATTTTAATGGTGATATTTATATTGAATATCCAACTTCTCAAGTAGCAACTATTGTTATATCCGATGGATTATACACTAATTTTACAGTATTCACACTCTAATATTTATGATAGATTAAATGGCTAATACAGTAAGAATAATCCCAGAATCAGGAAGCATAACATTTGCTAGAGGACTTGATAATATAAGTTCTTCTTTAGCACCTGCTATAGCTAGTGGTCTTACTGCTCAGTTAGAAACTGATTCGTCTGGAAGTCTTATTATTGTATCAAGTAGTGTTGATTTAGTTAAATTTACTGGATCTGGTTCAGCAGCTATACTTTTAGATAACTCCGCAGTATTTAAAATCCCCCAAGAAACTGCAACTCCCCCCGGAGCTGCTATTGGAACTTTGTTTATTAATACAACCGCAAATCGTATTCAAGCTATTGGTAGTGGAGGAGCAGTTGATGTATCTGGAGAAAAAGGACAAAAAGGAGAACAAGGAACACAAGGTCCTGTTGGTCCTAAAGGTCAAAAAGGAGATTCAGGTGCTACTGGAATTCAAGGTCCTCAAGGTCCTACAGGTCCTAAAGGATCAATAGGTCTTGAAGGTCCTAAAGGAGATACCGGTGCTCCTGGCATTATAGGGCCTAAAGGAGATACTGGTATTCAAGGTCCAGTTGGTCCTAAAGGAAATACAGGAGCACAAGGTCCTGCTGGTCCTAAAGGTCAAAAAGGTGAAATTGGTGGACAAGGTCCACAAGGTACTCAAGGTCCTGTAGGACCTAAAGGTCAAAAAGGTGATACAGGTTTACAGGGCCCTAAAGGAGGAAGTGGTGCAACCGGAGCTCCAGGAACACAAGGACCAAATGGTCCACAAGGTGACGCAGGAGATATAGGAGCTCCTGGATTCCAAGGACCTGTAGGTCCTAAAGGAGATACTGGTTCTCAAGGTCCTACTGGCCCTAAAGGAGATACTGGTTCTCAAGGTCCTACTGGCCCTAAAGGCCCAACAGGTTCCCAAGGTCCTACTGGCCCTAAAGGTCAAACTGGTCCTAAAGGAGATACAGGGGCACAAGGCCCTGTAGGCCCTAAAGGAAATACTGGTTCACCTGGTGACCCAGGTTCTACAGGTGCTCCTGGTCCTATTGGTATAGATGGAGAAAAAGGAAATACTGGTGGTCCTGGTCCTTTAGGAGCTACTGGTCCTAAAGGAGATACGGGTGCTACCGGAGGAGGTGGACCTACAGGCCCAGTTGGAGCCCCAGGTTCTATAGGTCCTAAAGGACCTACAGGAGCACCTGGTAATAACGGTGCTCAAGGGCCAAAAGGATCACAAGGTAATAAAGGACCACAAGGTGCTAAAGGTCCTACAGGTCCTAAAGGAAATACAGGAGGACAAGGTCCAACAGGTCCTAAAGGACCTACAGGAGGTCCTGGAGCTAATGGAGCACAAGGTCCAACTGGAAGTGGAGGAGATACCGGAGCTCCGGGTTCACAAGGTCCTACAGGTCCTAAAGGAAATACCGGATCTTTAGGTGCACCTGGAGCTATAGGCCCTAAAGGAAATACAGGAGGACAAGGTCCTACTGGTGCCCCAGGACCTATTGGTGCTGTTGGTCCTACAGGAATTCAAGGCCCAAAAGGCCCAGTAGGAGCAACAGGTCCAACTGGTCCTAAAGGAACTACAGGTTTACAAGGTCCAAGAGGAGCTACAGGTCCAACAGGCGCCCCAGGTCCTATTGGTTCACCCGGTTCTATTGGAGCTACAGGTGCGCCCGGTGCTGTTGGTTCACAAGGTCCTACAGGCCCTCCCGGAGCAAAAGGTCCACAAGGTGCTACAGGTCCAACTGGCGCTCCCGGTCCTATTGGTGCTACCGGTCCAACTGGCGCCCCCGGTCCTATAGGTCCTACAGGTAATCCTGGTGGTGGTGGTGCTAAAGGTCCTATTGGTGGTCCTGGCCCAGGAGGTGCCCAAGGTCCTAAAGGAGGACAAGGTCCTACTGGTCCTACAGGTGCACCAGGTCCTGTTGGTGCTCCTGGTCCTACAGGCAATCCCGGAACCGGAGGTGCTAAAGGTCCAATTGGTGGTACTGGTGGTCCTGGTCCTGGAGGTGCAAAAGGTGTACAAGGTCCTACTTCTCCACAAGGCTCACCCGGTGCTAAAGGTCCACAAGGTCCTACAGGCCCTCCAGGAGCTAAAGGTCCTATAGGATCACCTGGTCCTGCTGGTCCTATTGGTGGTATAGGTGCTAAAGGTCCTATTGGTGCTCCTGGTCCTATAGGCCCTGCGGGTGCTATTGGAGCTAAAGGCCCCATAGGTAGTCCTGGTCCACAAGGACCTGCAGGTGCTGAAACTCCTGGTCCTACAGGTGCCCAAGGTCCTAAAGGTCCACAAGGAGCAAAAGGTCCAGCCTATACAACAGGATTTAGTGGTGCTGCTACTTGGGGTGGATTTAAAGGCGGAACTATATCATTTAGTGCAGGATATGCTATTAGTGCTTAATATTTATAATTAAATGGCAAATACAGTAAGAATAATTCCTGAATCTGGTAGCATTACTTTTGCGAGTAATATTGCTACTCCTTCATCTAGTTTAGGAGTAACCCAAATAACTACTCGAATTGAAAATGATGGAACTTTTTCTGTTATTTCAGGTTCTCAAACATTATTAAATATAGATCCTTCAAATAATAGCTTATCAGTTAATAATAATACTTTATTTAAAATTCCAATTAAAACTTCAGCAACTACTGGAGAAATAGCATTTGATGATAACAATTATAGTATTATTAGTGGTGGAGTTAGTAGTAAAGGTTTAAAAGGAAATACAGGTGAACAAGGTATTCAAGGTCCTACAGTAGCAGGTGAAAAAGGTAATACTGGAGCACAAGGTCCCCAAGGTCCTATAGGCGATAACGGGCCTAAAGGACAAAAAGGAGAAATTGGTCCTAAAGGTGATACAGGAGCTCAAGGTCCTATTGGTGCTAGTGGTGCTACTGGTGCTCAAGGTCCAACAGTAAATGGTGATCAAGGTACTCAAGGTCCACAAGGAACAGTTGGACAAAAAGGAGAACAAGGAGTTCCTGGTACTCAAGGTATTCAAGGTCCTACAGTAGCAGGAGATCCTGGAGAAAAAGGATCTCAAGGTCTTATTGGAGATAAAGGAGCTCAAGGAAATCAAGGACCTATAGGAAATAAAGGTCCTGTTGGTGTTAAAGGACCTACAGGCCCCCAAGGTCCTCAAGGTCCTGGAGGAGCTAATGGAGCTCCTGGAGCTATAGGTTCTAAAGGAGCTGTAGGAGCAAATGGCCCACAAGGATTAACTGGCCCTAAAGGAAACACAGGCGCAAACGGAGATCCAGGCCCAAAAGGAAGTACAGGGGCCGGCGGAGACACAGGTATTCAAGGTCCTAAAGGAGTAACAGGAGATCCCGGAGTTATAGGTAATCCCGGAGCAACAGGTGCTCAAGGTCCAGTTGGTCCCAAAGGAGGAACAGGTGCTACTGGTGCTCCTGGCTCTATAGGCCCTAAAGGAGAATCAGGTGCTACAGGTGCCCCCGGCGCTATTGGTTCTAAAGGACCAACAGGTTCTCAAGGTCCTACAGGTCCTAAAGGAAACAAAGGAGTACAAGGCCCTTCAGCTACACCTGGAGCACCAGGTCCAGTAGGAGCACCCGGTCCTATAGGAGCAGGGGGAGATACAGGTCCAGTAGGAGCACCGGGTGCTTTAGGTAATACTGGTCCTAAAGGAAACAAAGGAGTACAAGGTCCTACAGGTGCTATTGGTGCTAAAGGCCCAACAGGTTCTCAAGGCTCTCCAGGTCCTACTGGTGCTACCGGTCCTGTAGGAGCTCCTGGTGCTAATGGTCCACAAGGTCCCACAGGTCCTGGAGGAGATACTGGTAGTGGTGGTGCAACAGGTGCTCAAGGTCCTACAGGCCCTACTGGTAATACCGGAGCAACAGGTGCACCCGGCCCTGTAGGAGCTACAGGTCCAACAGGAGCAGGAGGAGCTACAGGATCACCTGGAGACACAGGTCCTACAGGTGCTAAAGGTGTACAAGGTCCTGGTGGTCCTAAAGGAAACAAAGGTCCAACAGGTGCTCAAGGTCCCCAAGGTGCTGATGGTAATAGTGGTGCTACTGGGGCACCAGGACCTATTGGTGGTACCGGAGCTACTGGTCCTCAAGGTCCTACAGGTCCTGGAGGTGCAAAAGGAGTTCAAGGCCCTACAGGTCCAACAGGAGCACCTGGTAATGTAGGTGCACCTGGACCAATAGGCCCCACAGGTAATCCAGGTGGAGCTGGAGCTAAAGGTCCTATAGGTGCAACAGGTCCCACTGGATCACAAGGCCCAGGTGGAGTATCAGGTGCTACAGGAGCGCCTGGTCCCGTAGGTGCCCCTGGGCCTATAGGTCCAACAGGAGCCCCAGGTAATAGTGGTGCTAAAGGTCCAGCAGGTGCCCAAGGAGCACCGGGTGTTGTTGGTGCTAAAGGTCCACAAGGAGGTAATGGTCCAACTGGAGCACCAGGTCCTATAGGTCCAGTAGGTCCAGTAGGAGCCCCAGGCCCGATAGGAGCACCAGGCCCAGTAGGTTCTCAAGGTCCATCAGGTCCTAATTCACCAGGAGCTCCAGGTCCAGTAGGTCCTATAGGTCCTACCGGCCCTGCAGGTCCTCCAGGAGCAACCGGTCCAACTGGAGCTCCAGGTCCTGTTGGAGCACCCGGTCCAAGTGCTGTATCTTATGGTACCACTACTTATGGTGGTTTTACTGGTACTTTACTTATAGGAAACAATGATGGTAGAGGTAATTTAGCCACCCCTTGGATATCTATAAATCATAGTGGAGGAGCAGTTGTTTCTCTTAGTTACTCTCCATAATCTTAATAATTTTTTTAATATTTATATTAAATAGTTATTTATGAAAATAGTTTTATATACAGGATATCATTCTAAACATTGGAATCCTGAATCTTATTTAACAACCGGATTAGGAGGTACTGAACAAGCTTTATTTTCTTTAGCTTATCAATTAGCAATTAAAGGTAGTGAAATATATGTAGTAGGAGAAATAATAGAGGGTGACTATGGTTACCCTCTAGTTAAAAATGACAAATATAAGGTTAAATATAGAACTACTGAAAACTTTAAAAAAGAAATAGGTAATAAAAAAATAGATTGGATTATAGCAGCTAGTTATATTCATTATTTAAAAGAATTTGAAGATTTAAATTATAACCAGTCTATATTTTGGGCTCATAATATTGATTATTTTCCTTGGTGGAATGGAGAAGAATTACCTAACCAAGGGCGTGATTTACTTCTTCATAAAAAACTTACTTATATAGTATGTCAAACTAAATGGCATAAAAATAAATTTATAGAACAATTTCCTGAATCTGCTAATAAAATTAAAATTATAGGAAATGGTATTAATACAGATTTAATTTGGATCCAAAAACTTATAACTAAAGACAAACTCCCAGTTTTAGATAAACCTTATGCTTTAGAAGAAAATCTTAAAGCTCAAGATGAAAGAGTAACAACTAAGTTTTATGCTAAAATCCCAAATTCTTTTGTTTATACTTCTCATGCCGAACGTGGATTAGCTAAAGTACTAGAGGATTGGCCTAAAATTAAAGAAAAATTTCCAAATGCTTATTTAAAAATATCTACTCCTGAGTATGGTTTAGAATATTTTGAAGAGAATTTTTTTTCTTTATTAGATAACTTGGATGATGTAGAATTTCTTGGTACATTGGGTCGACAAGAATATATAGAATTATTAAAAAGTAGTGAATATTGGTACTATCCTTCTGATTATGAAGAAACCTTTTGTATAACTGCTCTTGAAATGTTAGCTTGTATGGTAAAACCCGTTACCTATGAAGCTGCAGGTTTAAAAGAGACATTACATGGTTTTAATTTAGAAGATTTTGATGATGAAATAGATTTAGATGCAGCTAATTATTGGGCATGGAGAAACAGATGGAGAGTAGTTACAAAAAAATGGTTAAAATTAATAAAACAACCTAGTATGATTGACTTTGCTTATATTACTACAATAGAAGATAATTACAATCACATTACCAACAAATTAACTCAGGTTAATATTCCTAATGAATGGAAATACTGGATTAAAGATGGTTTTGATGCTAAAAAATTTACTCTTGATACTTATAAACAACTTGGAGTTAAAAAAAATCCTCTTTGGAAAATTGATCATTCTGTAGATTGGTATAAAAGAGAAGTTACAGATGGAGAAGTAGGGTGTGCTCTATCTCATATTGATATTTGGGTTGATACTTACAATGATGCCCGTGAAGCTACTCTTATTTTAGAAGACGATTTTCTTATAGAAGAACAAGTACCTTGGAATGAAGTTTATGAATTATTAGACGAAGGATTTGATATTGTTTATTTAGGTAGATACCAGGTAAATTCATCTTCTTCAGAAAAAGAAATAAATGGTCATCCTATGTGGGTATATCCTGAATATTCATATAATACTCATGCTTATGTATTATCTAAAAAAGGAGCTCAAATTCTTGTAGAAAATTGGATAGATATTTATAAGAAAAATATTTTTGCTCTTGATGAATTTTTTGGGGTTCTTTCAGGCACTACAGCTAGAACTGATATTTTAAATCAATTTAAAGATTTACCTAAATTAAAGTTTGCTGCCCCTAAAATAAATTTTATTAAACAAGAATCTAATCGCTTTAGTACTGAAATTAACGTGGTTAACAATGAAGAATTAAATAATTATATGGTTAACGAATATATAAACCCTAACGAAATTTTAGACGCTAGTGATTGGAATGCTTGGTGCCAAAAATATATCAATCCTTATCTTTTAAAAGGCCAACATCAGTTAATGACTGATGAAATCGGTCCTAATATTATTGAATTTCCTTTATTTACAGAAAAATTCTGTAAAGAAATTATAGCATTAGCTGAAGCTAATACTTGGGTAACTGATAGACATTATTTTTTTCCTACAACTGACCAAACTATGGAAAGTTTAGGTATGCAAGAAATTTACCAAAGAGTATTAGAACAATTTGTTTACCCTATTTGGATTTGGTTCTGGGAACTTGATGGTGAAGATTGGCCTAAACTCGGTAGTGAAAACTTTATAGCTAAATATGATACTCTTAACCAAGGAAGTCTAGGAATTCACCACGATCAATCAGCTATTACTTTAAACGTAAAACTAAATGATGATTACGAGGGCGGTGGAACTTTCATACCTCGCTATAAACAAACGTATCAAGCCAAAAAGATAGGCCATGCTATGGCTCATCCTGGTCAAATTACTCACAAACACGGAGGACGTCCCGTAACAGAAGGAACCCGATATATTTTAGTAACATTTACAAACAAACCCTAAACAATGAATAATTTATATACATTTCCTATAAATCTAGAAGCTAATCAAACTAATTATTATTGGTTTGAACAAGGTTTTAGCCCTGAAGAATTAAGTGAAATCGAAAGATTAGTAGGTGATATTCCTTATACTAGAGGAGTTACTCAAACTAATGTTGATGATTCTGAAACTTTTAAAGAAGATTCATATCGTAAAAGTAATATTAAGTGGGTTCCATTTAGTGAACAATATAAGTGGATTTACGATAAAATTGGTTGGATGGCTAATGAAGCTAATGAAAATATGTTTAAATTTGACCTATTTTCAATGCCAGAACAAATCCAATATACTGAATATTACGACCATGAACAAGGTCATTATGATTGGCATATGGATATAGGTCACGGAACTTTATCTCAAAGAAAAATTAGTGTTACAGTACAACTTAGCCACCCAGATGAATATGAAGGTGGTGATTTGCAATTATGGCCTGGTGGTACTTATCCTATTAATGCACCTCGTGGTAAAGGTAATGTAGTAATTTTCCCATCATTTATGATGCACCGAGTTACTCCTATTATTAAAGGTACTCGCAAATCATTTGTTCTTTGGTTAGGAGGAGGTCATTATAAATAATGAAAATAGCCATTTGTTTAAGTGGATTACCCCGCCAGTACAAAGCAGGGTATGAAGAATTAAAAAAATGGTTTTTAGACCGGTATGATTGTGACATGTATCTACACACTTGGTATGATACACAAAGTACATTTCATACCGGTCATAAATTTTCCCCTAAAATATCATACCAATTCACTGAGGAAAATTATAATGAACTTTTAGAATTATATCAACCAAAAGATTATACATTTCAAAAACCTATTCCTTTTGATGCTAATGGTATAGTTTCTAAACTTGGAGTAAAATTAAATGTATCATTATCTACATTTTATTCTTTACAACATAGCTTTAATTTAATTAGAGAATCTGGTATAGAATATGATTATATAATCCGAACCAGATTTGATTTAAAATTTACAGATTATATTTCTCCTAAATGTGAGTTACTTAAAGATATTTCTTTATTAGATCCTAATCAATTAAACTATTTCCAATATTCCGATGACCCAAATGTTAGAATTGCTGAAATAGATGATTTATTTGCTATAGGGGGATTTGAAGTAATGGATGTATATTGTAATACTTTTTCTTATGTTCTTAATTATTTGTATATGAATCAAGAATATAAAGAATGGTTAAATAATTTAGTACCTGATCCTGAACCTTTAGTAAACGAATCACTACTTAAATTTCATTTACTTAACAATAATATTAGTTTAAACCCAATTTCTAGTTTAACAGAATATTTTACAGCTCATATAATGAGGTAGTTATGAAAATAGCAATGACAATAAGTGGCCAGCCAAGAAGTGCTGATGAAGGTTTTATAGAATGTAAAAAATGGTTATTAGATAAATACGATATTGATGTTTATCTACATGCTTGGAACGATAAAGAATTTTTTAAATATGATTTCTTTAATGAAGGTAAAATTAAGCATGTATATAAACCCTCAGAAAAACTTTATAGTAATATTTTAGATTGGTATCAACCTAAAGATTATTTATTTGAAAAAGCTATTAAATTTGATGCTACTGATATAAAAGGAAGTAATAATCAAAGATTAAATTCACAATTAGGTATGTGGATGTCTTTAAAGCGTGCTTGGGATTTAGTAGAGGCAAGTGGTATTAAATATGATTATATAATCCGTACAAGATACGATTTAAAGTTTACAGATCATGTAAGTGAAGATTGCCCATTAATAAATGATATATTAAATTTAGATCCTAACCAAGTACATTTATTTGATTATACAAATGATAATCATCGTAAGTTAAATGTTAATGATTTATTTGCTGTAGGGGGGTATGATGTAATGAAAATTTATCATAATCTTTTTATTGATCAAATTTATTACCATTTTATAGATCCTGTATACGATGAATGGTTAACTGGTTTAGATAAATTTGTAAATGAAACTATTTTACTTCACCATTTAAACACATATAAAGTACCAATTAATAGAATATATTCAGGAACCGAAGAAGATTCAGACGCTATAGTAATAAGATAATTATGAAAACATTTGTAGAAATAGGAAGTTCATATTTTAATACTTTAAGAGAATTATGTGATAAAGGGTGGAAAGGAGTTATGGTAGACCCCTTAGAAATCGCTCTAAACAAAGTTCCAGACCACGATAATTTAATTAAAGTGACTGGGGCTATTGATGTTGATTTTAGTGTTAAAAAACTAACAAAAGTTAAAGATGAATATTGGGATAATATTCATGATACTGATTATTTAGGAATGGCTAGTATTGGAGTAAATGCTCCTATAAAAAAAGCTAAACCTGAATATATTGAAGAAATAGATGTAGCATGTGTTCCTTTTAATTTTTTAATGAAACAGTTAAATATTACAAAAATTAATTATTTAAAAATAGATACTGAAGGACTTGATTTTGATATTCTCAAATCTATAGATTTTAATTCTATTAATATTAACCTTATTAAAGTAGAACACGAACATATCCCAGATCAAGGTTATACTTTAAAAGAAATGGTTGATTTTTTAAAAGAAAATAATTATATTGTAGAAATCTTTGAAACAGATATAGTAGCAATTAAAGCATGAAACCAAAAGTTTACGCTCACGCCTCATATGTAGGTAATACCGGTTATAATAATCATACACGTGATTTTTTCAGAGAATTATCTAAACACGTTGATTTAAAAGTTAGAAATTTTACTATAGGTAAAGAATGGAATTGGCCTAGTGATGAACCACACAATGGAGAACTATATCTTAACGATATAGATAAAAAATTATTAATAGAACAAACTCTTTGGACTAATAAAGATACAGGAGAAAGATCAGATTTTTCTATTTATAAAAACTATTCTAACGAATTTAAACATAATGTCAATTTAGTTTTAGAAGAAACCAATCATCACTATTTTTACGACAAATATATTGGTCCTAAAATTGCTTATAATGTTTGGGAATCTACTTTACAACCAGAACACTTCTTTAATAAATTAAAAGAATACGATCAAATTTGGGTACCTTCTCAATGGCAAGCCGAATGTACTATTGCTCAAGGTATGCCTGTCGATAAAGTAAAAGTTGTACCTGAAGGTGTAGACGTAAATACTTTTTACCCAGAAGATCCTGTTACTAAACTCGATTATGTAGATGGTCGTTTTAAATTTATTTTATTTGGTCGTTGGGATTATAGAAAATCTACTAAAGAAATTATTGAAACCTTCCTTAAAGAATTTAAACCAGACGAGCCCGTTGATTTGATTGTTTCTATTGATAATCCATTCTCAGGTGATGGTCATAAAACAACCGAAGATAGATTACAAGCTTATGGCTTTACAGATGAACGTATCAAAGTAAAACATTTTCCATCTCGCGAAGATTATATTACATACATGAAAAATGGTCATGTATTTTTGTCTTGTGCTCGTAGTGAAGGATGGAATTTACCTTTAATTGAAGCAATGGCTTGTGGTACACCTGCTATTTATTCAGAGTGTTGCGCCCAAATGGAATTTGCTAAAGGCAAAGGTCTCCCAGTTAAAGTATTAGGCGAACGTCCTGCTTTAGATGCTAATTATAACCATTTCAATTCAGTAGTAGGTAATTACTACGAACCTGATTTTGAAGATTTAGCTCGTGTAATGCGTGACGCTTTTAAAAATTATACAGATCATAAAAAACGAGCATTTTATGAAGCTAAATTGATTCATCGTGATTTTAATTGGGAACGTATTGGCGAAATAGGAGCTAAAACACTTCAAGAATTTATTGACAATTACAAAGAACCTAAAGATACTAATACTATAAGTGTTAATTTTATAGGTAAACCTAAAGTTGAAATTTTAGGAGATTTATCTAAATCTTATTTAGTTGAGTTTATTAACTCTGATACAAACCAAGTTATATATTCTGATACTATATCTAATAATATGTGGACTCAATGTGGTAAAGAATATTATATACCTTGGCTAATTAAAATTAATGGTAAAGAACATGCTCGTTTAAATCTAAAAGGACAACGTGTATTAATTTCTTTAGAATCTAAATCTATTGGTGATACCTTAGGTTGGACTCCCTATGCTGTTGAATTTGCTAAAAAACATAATTGTAAAGTAGTAATATCTACATTTCATAATGACTGGTTTAAAGGAGTTAAAGCTTATAAAGATGTAGAATTTATTGAACCCGGTAACGCTACTGGTTGTGTTGCTCATTATCGTATTGGTTGGTTTAGAGACGAAAAAGATGGTTGGAAAAACTTTGATAGACATCCTCGTCAATGTAATACTATTCCAATGCAAGCTACTGCTACTGATATTTTAGGATTAGAATTTAAAGAATTAAATTATGGTGTAAGTTTTCTCAAAAAAGAAAGACCATATCAACAAAAATATATTGTAATAGGTCCTAATGCTACTGCAGGTTGTAAAGAATGGAAATACGATTACTGGGTAACTTTATCTAAATTACTCAATCAACAAGGTTATATTGTTGTTAGCTTAACCCAAAACGAATTTACCATCCCAGGAGTTATAAATCATTATGGACATCCTATGGAAGAAGTAGCAAATATTCTTTACCATGCAGATTTATTTATAGGACTAGGCTCAGGCTTATCATGGTTAAACTGGTCTATTGGGAAGCACACAGTAATGATAAATGGTTTTGCAGAAAAAAATCATGAATTTACTTCTCGTGTTACACGTATAATGACAGATAATTGTTTTCCTTGTTGGACTAATCCAAACTTTGTATTTGATGCCGGTGATTGGGATTGGTGCCCTATTTGGAAAGGAACTAACAAACAACACATCTGTCAGAAATCAATTACTCCCCAAATGGTTATTAGTAAAGTAAAACATTTATTAAAAAAATGAAAAAGTTAGCTTTAATAAATAGCTATTGTGATACTTGGGAAAAACTTACAGTTCTTTTTCAAAATATAAAAAAACTTAAAGAATTAGGAGTTGATTCATTAGTATACTCTCCTGTTCCTTTACCTAAAGAAATTACTGAAATAGCAGATTATACTATAACTAGCAAAGAAAACCCAGTCATTAATTGGCCCGAAAGAGGTATGATTCACTGGAGTAACCACCCCCAATTTAAAATTGAACTAATAGTTCCTGATTATGGGTGGGCTTCCATCTATCAATATAAAAAATTAATGGAATATGGATCTACTTTAGATTATGATTATTATTTTTGGTTTCTTTACGATTTAAATATTGATTCTATAGTTGAAAGTACTTTAAAAAATCCTCATAATAAATTATTTTTTAAAAGCACTAAAGCTAAAAATTCTAAAGTAGGGGGAATATTTGCTTCATTTAATAAAGAAAATATTAATAAAATTCATCCTTTATTAAATAAACAAAATTATATTGAAACTTGCAAGGGTCAAATCGCAGAATATTACATAGAAGTTATATGTGATAAAATTGAAGGTGATATACTAGATCATAAAACTACAGATTTAATGTACGAACATAGTAATCTAAGTTTTAATGTATTAAATGAAAAATATCCTTTTAAATTAGCTTTAAGTACTTCTCAATATAAATTTGCTTTTTATGATTTACCTTTAAAAGAAATCTTAGTAACTTTTGTAGTTAATGGATTATATTATGATTTTATAATTAATAAAGAAAATCCTATAATTGAATTAGATTTAAATATAAATAATTTAAAAACTATTTTATTTTACTATAATAATTTACCAATAGATTTAACTTCTTATTATCCCCCTCATACAAACATTATACGTTCAGTATAAAAAATAATATTTATATCATATGGAAAAGGTTTATATTACAGAAGACGAAAAAAAAGAATTAACTGATTTAGGAAATCTAGAAAATCAATTTATAATTCAATTAGGTGAAATTGAATATCAAATTCAAAATTTAGAAGACCAAAAATTAGAAGTAAAAAAACAAATTGCTGCTTTTAAAATTAAAAGAAATCAATTAGCTGCTAGGTTACAACAAAAATATGGAGAAGGATCTATTAATTCTGAAACCTGGGAATTTATAAAATCTAGTTGATTTTTGAATCCTTTTTTGATATTTATTATAAAATAACAACCTATTAGCAATGGCAGAAACTTTAGTATCACCTGGTGTTTTAACAAGAGAAAACGACCAGTCATTTATCACCCAACAGCCAGTAACAGTTGGTGCAGCTATTGTAGGCCCCACAGTAAAGGGTCCTGTAGAAATTCCTACTGTAGTTACTTCTTATAGTGATTACCAAAATCGTTTTGGTACTACCTTTATGAGTGGTAGTGATTCAAGTAATGATCAAGTTTATACTTACTTTACTTCAATTGCAGCTTACAACTATTTCCAAAATGGGGGTGAATCTTTATTAGTAACTAGAGTAGTTTCAAGTTCTGCTGATTGGGATTATGCTAGTGCTTCTATATCAGTAGCACAAAGTGCTTCAGCAGCCTTTACCGCTTCTTTTACTTTAGAAACTCTTGATAAAGGAGTAATTTGGAATAACTCCGGATCTCAAAACCTAATTACAGGAGGTTCAGGTTCTCTTGTTTCGGGTTCAATTGATAATATTAGATGGGAAATAGCTACAGCTAGCTCAGCTTCAGGTACATTCTCTTTATTAATTAGAAGAGGTGATGATAATAATAACAACAAAGTTGTACTTGAAACTTGGAATAACTTATCTCTTGACCCAACTCAACCTAACTACATCGCTAGAGTAATTGGTGACCAAACCCTTAACTATAATTCAACCGAAAATTATATTGAAATTTCAGGTTCATATCCTAACGCTTCTCGTTATGTAAGAGTTTCTTATGTAAACAACACTCCTTTCTATTTTAATAATGCTGGTGTTGCTAAAGACACTTATACTGGATCTATTCCAGTAGTAGGTAGTGGTTCATATGGAGGCACATTTACTGGAGGTGCTGGTTCTCTTATTCCAAGTGGTAGAGTTGCTAATTATTATGAAGCTATTAACAGTACAGATACACAAGGTTTAGTAGGTACTGATTATGATGACATGTTAGATCTTCTTGCTAACCAAGATGATTACAGATTTAATGTATTATTAACCCCAGGATTAGTAGATGCTAACCAAACATCTCAAATTACAACAGCTGTAAATAATACACAAAATAGGGGTGATAGCATTTATGTATATGATCCTGTAGCTTATGGTTCTACAATTAATGCTGCTATAACTAGAGCTGCTGCTAGAGATACCTCATACGCTGCTGTATACTGGCCTTGGTTAAGAACAATCGACCCAGACTCAGGTAATTTCGTGTGGGTACCAGCTTCTACAATGATTGGCGGGGTTTACGCGTTTACTGACGCTTCCTCTGAACCATGGTTCGCTCCTGCAGGTATTAACAGAGGTGGATTAAGCACCGTAATTACCGCAGAAAGAAAGCTTTCTCAAGGTAACAGAGACACATTATACCAAGGTAATGTTAACCCAATTGCTACATTCCCTGGTCAAGGTGTTGTAGTATACGGACAGAAAACGTTACAAAAACAAGCATCTGCGCTTGATAGAGTAAACGTTCGTAGATTATTGATTGCTCTTAAGTCGTATATCGGTCAAGTAGCTCAAAACTTAGTGTTTGAACAAAATACTGCTGCTACTAGAAACGCATTCTTAAGTCAAGTTAATCCATACTTAGAGACAGTACAACAACGTCAAGGTTTATACGCTTACCGAGTTGTAATGGATGATTCAAACAACACACCTGATGTAATTGATAGAAATCAGATGGTAGGTGCTATTTACTTACAACCAACCAAAACAGCTGAATTCATTATCCTAGACTTCAATGTGTTACCAACTGGAGCTACATTCCCAGCGTAAGGATTTAAAGAATGAATATTTATAATAAAATAAATAAATAATAAAATGGCAGTATTATCACCAAACGAAATATTTTTTACAGCGTTTGAACCCAAACAGCCTAATAGATTTATCATGTACGTTGATGGTATTCCATCATTCATGATTAAGGGTATTAGTGAGGTATCTTTAACACAAGGTGTTGTTGATCTAAACCACATCAATATCCAACGTAAAGTTAAAGGCAAATCAGTTTGGAACCCTATTACAATGACGTTGTTTGATCCAATCACTCCTTCGGGTGCTCAAGCTGTAATTGAATGGGTTCGTCTTTCACACGAATCTGTAACTGGTAGAGATGGTTACTCAGACTTCTATAAGAAAGATATTACTATTAACGTATTAGGTCCCGTAGGTGATGTAGTGTCAGAATGGATTCTTAAAGGAGCATTCCCTTCTAACGTAAACTGGGGTGCCTATAGCTGGGATACAGTAGATGCTGCTGTTGAAATCACAGTAGAAATGGCCGTTGACTACTGTATTTTGAACTTCTAATAAAAGTTTACAAATTTTTTAAAATTGAGCTTGATTCTGTCAAGCTCTTTTTTTATCTTGATATGTATAACTAGAATAGTTTTATTAAACAAGTATATGGAATTTAAGTTACCAACAGAAACAATCGAATTACCTTCAAAAGGTTTAATTTATCCCGAAGGAAACCCTCTATCAAGCGGTACTATCGAAATGAAGTACATGACCGCTAAAGAAGAAGATATTTTAACTAACCAAGCATATATTCAAAACGGTACTGTAATTGATCGTTTATTAAAGTCCCTAGTGGTATCTCCTATTAATTTTGATGATTTAATTATTGGTGATAAAAATGCTATCATGATTGCGGCTCGTATCTTAGGTTACGGTAAAGATTATAAGTTTGTCTACCAAAATAAAGAACACGTAGTAGACCTCTCAGAATTAAATCCTAAACCAATTGATGAAAATTTATTTGTAAAAGGTATGAATCGTTTTTCTTTTACAATGCCTTCAACTGGTGCTGTAGTTGAGTTTAAAATTCTTACTCATGCCGATGAAAAAAAGATTTCAGCTGAAATTCAAAATCTTAAAAAAATTAATCCTGAAAGTTCAACTGATTCATCTACCAGATTAAAACATATGATACTTTCAGTAGATGGAATTGAAGAACAAAAAGATATTCGAAATTTTGTTGATAATTATCTGCTAGCAAGGGATGCTCGAGCGTTTAGAGAGTATGTTAAAGAAATTCAACCCGATGTTGATTTAACTTTTTTTCACGAACGTAGTGAATCCCGAGTCGATATTCCAATCGGGCTTAGCTTTTTTTGGCCTGACGCCTGAAAAGGCTAATCAATCCCGCCTTAATATTTTTACCCAAATTCACGAAATTGTTTTTTGGGGCAATGGAGGTTATTCTTGGGCTGAAGTTTACCACATGCCCATATGGTTAAGATTATTTACTTTTAATCAAATTCGTAAACATTACGAAGATAAAAATAAACAACAATCCCAAAGTAAATCTTCTAATAAAACTACATTAGTAGATCCTTCAGGTAATATTAACAAAGAAGCTTTTAAACAAGCTACTCCTTCAAAAATACCTACTTATAAATAAAGTTATAGGTTTTAATATTTATAACATATATTACTTAATATGGCTGCTGAAGACGAAATTAAAAAATCCAATGATGCTTTAAGGGCAACAGCCCAAGAATTATCTTATATTTCAGATGCGTTTTCTTCAATAGCAGCTGCAATTGAAGATTTATTTGATAAGGCTAATGATGGGGCCGACAAACTTACAGAAAAAGTTAATAAAACCTATAAAAGAGACATAGTTAATTCTATTAACCAAATGTCTAAAGGTTTAGATAGACAAGTTGGCTTACAGGAAAAATTACTTAAAGGAGAAGATATCTCTAAAAATTTAGCTAATGAAAAGTCAAAAATAGAGGCTAGAAGGCAAGTTACTCTTCAAAAAATCCTTCGTACTGAAGGTCTTACTACCGAAGAAAAAGAAGAATTAATAAGTAAATTAACCGAACAATATAATTTAGAAAATGATATTCTAAATAATTTAGAAGAGCAAAATGAAGCTTTAGCTGAACGAAACGAAAAAATGAAAAGTGCCCAAGGATTAACGGGCAGCTTAGTAAAAGGTTTAGATGGAGTTTTAAGTAAACTAGGGCTAGGTGATTTTTCTAAAAAGCTTAATATTCAAAAAGCTGTAGATGACGCTACTGAATTTGATGAAGCTACTGGAAAAGCTACTTTTAATGCTAATCAGGGTTTTAAAAATATAGGTAAAAACTTATCTGCGAATATTACTAAAGGTGATATTTTTCTTGCTGTAATAACTAAATTAGTAGAAAGAGCAGGTCAAGCTGATAAAAATATAGCTAATCTACGTAGAAATTTTGGTGCTAGTTTTAATGAAGCTAGAAAATTAAACGATAGTTTTGCCTTTACTGCTCTTAAAAGTAGTGATGTAACAGCTAATGTTGAAAGTTTAGGAGAAGCTAACCAAAATATTAATAGTCAACTTGGGATTCAAGTAAGATATAATGACGATTTATTAGTACAAGCTAACGCATTAGTTAAACGTAATAAACTTTCTGCTGAAGCTGCCGCTGGGTTTAGTGAATTAACTTTAGCATCTGGAGTTAATGCTGAAGAATTAGTTAAAAGGCAATCTCAAGTTACAGCCGCAGTTCAAAATTCAAGTAAAGTTGCTCTTAACTTTAACCAAGTATTAGAAGAAGCAAACAAAACTACAGGTTTATTACGTGTAAATTTAGGAAGAACCCCAGAAGGTATAGCAAAAGCAGTTGCTCAAGCTAAAACCTTAGGTATTACTTTAAATGAAGCTGCCCAAATTAGTGGTAAGTTACTAGATTTTCAATCTTCTATTGAAGCTGAATTAGAAGCTGAAGTATTAACTGGCAAACAACTTAATCTAGAACAAGCTAGATTTTTAGCTTTACAAGGTAAAACAGATGAGGCCGCTGCTGAAGTATTAAAACAAGTAGGTTCACTAGCTGAATTCCAGCAAATGAACGTTTTACAACAACAAGCTTTAGCTGATGCTACAGGTTTAACAGTAGACCAATTAGCAGATCAAGTTACTAAACAAGCAGCTATTAATTCTCAAAAACAAGAAGGATTAAATATTGATGCCGAAACACAAGCTGAAAACGCATCAGCTCTTTCAATTCAAGAAAAATTATCTTCTGCTGTAGAAAAATTAAATAGTGTACTTCAAATAAGTGGGGTTATTATTGGTGGTTTAGTAGGAGCTGTTGGTGGTCTTTTACTAGCTCCTATTTTAGGACCTTTTGCCCCACTTTTGGGAGCAGCTTTAGGTGCTGGATTAGTAGGAGGTGCACAAGCAGTTATGGATGGTGAAGCTTCTGCTAGTAGAGGTCCTTTTACTATTACTGACTCGTACGGGGCTACAGCTGTTACTGCTAAAGGTGATAATGTTGTAGTTTCTCCTAATGTAAGTAGAGGTGGGGGTGGGATGAGTGATGCTAAATTAGATAAGATGATAGCATTACTTGAAAAAGTAGCTAACAAATCTACAACATTACAGATGGATGGTAGAGTATTAGCTAGAACAATTGAAACCTCCCCAGTATCTTCAAACCTTCCAGGTTAATAAAATTTAAATAGCTTAATATTTATAAACAAAATATATTACTATGGGACTATTAGACATGTTACTAAACCAAGGTGGTTCTAGCCTTTCAGCATATGATGGGCTCACTCCTCCTGTTAATCCATTAGCCACTCAACAATCAAAGTTACATGCTGATGGTACTCAACCCTCATATTCAGTTAATGGATCAAATGCAAGTATTGTAAACCCACAATACCAATCTTATTTAGATGGAGTTCCCAATAACATTCCACAACCTTCTCAATTAGATAGAGATAATGGTAATGTTCCTCCTAGTAAATACTATTTGAACAACCTTCCCCAATAATAAATGCCCTTAATTCAAACATACCAAACTGATTTAAAATCACTTAGGTATGGGCAAGACAGACCAGGTGGTGGTTCAAGTAATCAACCTTATCATAAGGTAAATTACAGAAAAAAATTTGAACTAAGTACAGAAGGTTTAGCCCAAACTGGTGGTAGTGACCTTATCTTAAGAGGAGGTTACTTAACTCTTGGTGTTCCTGGTTATGCTAATAGTAGAGTATTAGCTGATTTAGAAAGAGTTGGTAAATGGTTAACCTCCGCAGAGGGTTTAGTTTGGGTTGGCCAACAAAATGTTTTATCTCAATTAGGAACCAGAATGTATGGGGGTTACCCTATTCAAGTTAGAGCAGCTAATAGTACTAGATTAAACGACGGAACTTATACTCCTTTAAGTACATTAGCTGCTGTTACAGGTAATGCTTTTGGTACTCACCCTAATAAACAGGGAATAGATTTTACAGGTCAATCTGCAAATGGAAGACCAGAATATATTAAATTAGTTAAAGGAGGTGTTACTAATACTGGTACATTTGAAGGAATCACTAGTATAGTTAATAACCGATTAGTTAATTTATATAGAACTAAAATAGCTGATTATCAAGGTTCACAAAGTACTGAATTGTACCAATATAAAGGAGGTCCTCAATCTGGAGAAGGATTACAGTTAAATACTATAATTAATACTGCCTCTAATAGAACTCAATATGCAGGTGGAAGCTCTAATCTTCTATTTAGAACTCCTATTAGTGGTTTTGCTCCTTTAAGTTATAGAACTTTTAACCAAGGAGATATAGAATCCCTTAATTACAATTCTAGTAACACTTATTTTGTTGTAGGACCAGGTACTATAACTACAGTTCAAGATTTTAGAAAAAAATTAATAGTTCCTGGGACTGAATCTTATATTTCAACTTCTCCTAATTATAAAACTCGTAATATTGAAAATCGAGTAAATTTAGGAGATCCTGGAGCTAGGGGTGTAAATAGAAGAAATTACCAAAATGGAGTTCCTCAAAACTATAGAGGATTAGATACTCTAAATGCTCTTTATTTATATAAATCTGCTAACGTAAATAATACAGATCAAAGAACTAATGATTTAGTTAAATTTAGAATAGCTGTTATAGATAATGATGATCCTAATTTAAAAACTTTTTCTCATTTTAGAGCTTTTATTAATTCTTTTGATGATAACACATCTGCTACTTGGGAGCCTTTTAAATATTTAGGTAGAGGTGAAGATTTTTATACTTATAAAGGATTTAATAGATCTAACAATATATCATTTACTTTAATGGCTCAGTCTATTCAAGAAATGTCTATAATGTACCAAAAATTAAATTATATTATTTCTTCTTTAGCCCCCGATTATAGTCAGGGTGGTTATATGAGAGGTAATTTAGTTCAACTTACATTAGGAGGATACTATTATGAAATGCCGGGCATTATTGAAAATATAACTGTTACATTACCTAATGATGCTACTTGGGAAATAGGTATTCCACCAAGTGAAGCTGATAGTACTCGATTTGCGGCTAGCCCTACTGGATTCACAGGAAGAAATGTACAAGAATTACCTCATAGATTAGATATATCTATGACATTTAAACCTATTCATAACTTCTTACCTCAAATTGTAGGTTCTTCTTACTCTAAAACCGATAATGCTGACGGTATAAATGGAGGTCAAAATATTAAACAAAGATTCTTATCTTTAGCTAATGCTAATCCTAATTGGAAAGATGGTAATCTTTACGGTGAAGGTGTAGGTGAAGTATTTAAAATTGTTGATCCTAAGGCTCCAACTCAAATCCAAAACCTCCAACAAACTCGTCCTTCTATATTAGACCCTATTACTCTATCAGGAGTACAACGTTCTTCTCCTATAGATTCAATTTTAACTCAACCAAGAAGATAAAGTTATGAACAGATATCAACCGATTCCTATAATTCGTAATCGCGATGGTAAACAGCAATATGCTAGTACTAAATATCCTCAAATCCCTAATAATTTTAGTGATGTGTATGTTATTACATCTGCCGAAGATAGATATGATACTATAGCGTTTGCTTACTACAATGATTCAAGTTTATGGTGGGTTATATCTAGTGCTAATCCTCAATATACACAAGGTTCACTTTATCCTCCTGAAGGAGTACAATTAAGAATTCCAACAAATTTAAGTCCTATTTTAGATGCCTATAAAGCTTTAAATAATATAAGATAATAAGTTATGAGTATAGTAGGAGCTCCTTTTTTACCCTATGTAAAAGATCAAATTAAAGTACGCCAACAAGTTTTAGGTAAAACCTCTTTAAATTCACAAGATTTAACTTGGATAAATAGTAAAACTTCTTGGATTAAATTAGCATCTTCTGTAAATATAGAAAGCCAAGTAGTTAAAGCTCCGAATGAGCAAGGTCAAGTTATAGATGTTTATAACAGTGGATCTGAAATAAGACAAAGTTTACTTGAAATTACTAATTACGGGGGTAATCGTCTAGCTCAAGAAATGGTACTTCAAGCTGGAGTATTAAATTCTTCTAACGGGAATCTTAAATTTGGAGTTAGTGAAGATAATACTACACTTCCTAGTAATCCTTCTAATTATGGATTTGGGGGTAGTCAATTTGGTTTAGTTCCAATGCCTGGCATTACTGGTTTTGAAGTTAAAACCTATAACAATGGTACCTTAAGAGAAGCTACAGTAAACATTACAGCATTTAACCGCAAACAATTTGAATATATTGATACTCTATATTTAAGATTAGGTTATACTATGTTTATTGAATGGGGTAATACCTCATATCCTACTTCTATAAGTAATACTGGTGATGCCTCATATTCAACTGGAGCTGATATTTCTTCTTTAAGTCTAACTAACGAATTTGTTTCTGTAGCTAATGCTACTGGTGTAAATAAAATTCCTGATTTTGAAACTAAAATTGAAGCAAATAGAAAAACTTCCCAAGGCAATTATGACGGATTTATAGGACTAGTTAAAAACTTTACTTGGGACTTTAACCCAGATAGAACATACACTATCACCTTAATTTTAATTAGTGCTGGTAGTGTAATAGAAAGTTTAAAAATTAACAATCAAGTTGAAGGCATTTCTTATACCCCACCTTCAGGTTCATCTACATCAACTTCAAACCGCGCTTCTGCTTTAGCTACTTTTATTGAATTAGCTTCAACCCCAGTTACAGGATCAGATGGTACTAGCTTTGCTCTTAAAAAGTTTTTAAACGCTGATGAACAAAAACAATTAAATTTAGCTAAAAATTATTTAACATCATATGTTAGTAATGATAAAGTATACTATCCTATTTTATCATGTAATGTAGCATATGGTGTCGAAGATTCTACATATTGTAGATATATCCAATTTGGAAGTTTATTAGGTTTTATCAGTCAAAAATTATTATCATATGATTCTGAAGGTACTGCTAACTATGTAAGAATTGATTATGATCAAGATACATTTGTTTATAGTAATACCTGGAGCTTTTCTTCGGACCCACAAAAATTAATTGTAAGATTTTCTAAAAATCTAGATGGTAAGCAATTAGACTTTTTTTCTACAAAAGGTACTGAAATTTCCCCTTTCCACTCAGTAGAAAAAGGAGTTAATGTAGGTCGTTTAATGAACGTATATTTTGAGTACAAATACTTACTTAATGTCTTAAAAACTAACGAAGATCCTGAAGACGGAGGAGTTTATTTAGATAAATTTTTAACTACTCTTTTAAACGATATTAATGTATGTTTAGGAGGAGTAAATAAAATAAAATATAGAGTAAACAAAACTGAAATAAATGGTAGAGTTAGAGAAGTAATTCAATTCTATGATGAAGTCACAATTTTTGGAAAAGAAAAATTAGTTAGTGATAATTATGATTATGAAGTTAACTTATTTGGTTTTAATCCAAGATCAAATGGATTAAATGAAGGATCTTTTGTAAATGATTATGGTATAAGAACCGAAATTAGTAAACGTCTTCAAACTCAAATAGCAATTGGAGCACAAGCAGGTGGTCAAGCTGTAGGATTTGATTCTACAGCTATTAGTAAATGGAATGTTGGGTTAGTAGATAGAGTAAATCCTACTAAAACTGACGTAAACCGTGTAAAAAAAGATGCTGCTAAAAACTATAATGACTTTATTTTATTAGCTAAACAGTATACTGATTATCTTAAACAATTAGAAGGAGCAGATATTGGAGAATTTGATACTACTACTGAAGGTGAAGATACCCAATTAGCCCTACAGCAAGTAGGTGAACAATGGGATTCAGGAAGTATAGGGGGTACATTATTAGCTGCTATTAATGTACTTAATGTAGGTGTTGATGCTTTACTTGGAACTGATTTTGCAACTGACTATGGTCAAAACAGAAAATATGATTCTATTGGTCTTACTTACACTAGAGCTAAAACTTACAGACTCCCTAACCTAAATTTAACATCTACAGAAGGAGAAAATCAGTGGGCTCAATTCCAAACAATTCAATCTACTTTCTTTAGTAAAGTAATGGCTGCTGATGCTTTAGGTAAAGGTATAGTTACTCCGGTTATAGGATTCCTTCCTATTAACTTTACAGTTACTATGGATGGTCTTTCTGGGATTCGCATTTTTGATAAACTACAAATAAATTCAAGATTCTTACCACCTAACTATGGAGAAACTTTAGAGTTTATTATAACAGCTTTAGATCATAAGTTTGTAGGTAACAAATGGATTACTAATATTCAAACTACATCTATACCTAAACTATACTCAAAAGAAGCTCAAGTTAATTTAAATGTTAGTATTAAAGAAATTTTAGAAGAAACTACTCAACAAAGAGAAGCAGCAACCGATGCCCAACTTCCTGATACAGCATTTAATCGAAACATAATTACCAAAATTATTAATAGAGCAAAACAACAAGGAATAACTGATTACCAAAGAGTATTTGCTATTTTAGCTGTAGCATATGCCGAATCTAGCTTTAAAATTATAGATGAAAGTTTTAACTATAGTTTTGAACGTTTTAAAGCAGTATTCCCTGGTAAAATTAAAGCTAAAGGAACTACAGATGATGAAATAAAACAGATTCTTCGAAAAGGAAAAGGAGCAATAGCTAACTATGTATATGGAGGTTTATATGGAAACGCAGATAATGAAGGATATAAGTATAGAGGTAGAGGTTTGACTCAAATAACCTTTAAAGCTAATTATAAGTACTTAGACGAACTATTAAA